TACCACCAGCGGTTACCGCTAATACCGGTGTACCTTGAAATATGCTGGTGCCATAATTGGCTGCAATTTTGTACTCGTTCGTACGAATTAGACCGCCTGTAAGATGCCTTACGGGTCTAAACCCGAATGCTGCGTCTTTATTTGCCATCGTTATTTCCTTTTTTTAAAGGGTTAAGTTTTTTAATTCGATGGACAAAAGAGCTAAAAAATTAGTTCTTTCGGTTACCACCGAAGGTTACACGAGATTGCCTGTCTGGTTTAGAGACCGGCATGCTAGGGTGTTGTTCCTTCAATAAATCATTTGCGACCGCTTCTTCTTTATCTTGCACTTGCTGTTTAAAGTAAGCCATTCGCTCTTCAACGATTTCTGTTGGAATTTTCGCCAGCAGTAAACCACCAACTCCTATTACACCTTGGTATTTACCTTCCTGTATTGTCGGATACTGACCGTCGTCGGAATCGGCTCTTACGAGTTCGAAACCTTCTCTCAATCGAGCATTTAGATTTTTATTATCTTCTTGCCCTAAAGTTTCAGCGCGTATCCACCTATGTTTGTACCCATCGGGTGCAGGAGGTGCGTCAAGGGATGACGGGGGTGCCCATGGTTTCCTACGAGTCGTTTTCTCGCGGGATAAGGCAGCGCGTGGAGTCTTATTTTCATCAATTTTATTCATATGCCTACTCCTTCACGTATTTCGCATATTCTTCTAGTGGCACACCTAATTTTTTAGCAATCGCTACTTGAGATGGCGTGAGTCTCACTGTTTTGCGTCCAGTTCGTGTGGTCCTATTAGCAGAAGCAACAGTTTGGACGGGTTGTTTGCTTCCTTGGACTTCTCCCCCATCGTTAAACTTTTGGGGAAACTCAGTTCGAAGTCTTCTGTCAATCTCTTCGTAGTATTCATCAGAAGATGGATTGTATCCTTCTTCTTCCACAAGTTTCTTGTGAATACCAAACGAAGCGTATGTCATAGCTTCATCTTTACCAAACCACTCATTTTTTTCCGCCCATGCTTCCGCTTTTGGGTCCGGTGGAGCAGCTTGTGGTTGTTGTACATTACTTTGTACAGGTTGTTGAATTGTCTGTCCAGCGTTTTCTTGAGATTTTTCGTATAATTTTCTCTGCTCTTCTGTAGCATTTATACGTTCTTGCTCAATAGCTAGTCTTGCTAGAGCTTGATTTGCTGCTACTTGTGCATCGACATCACCAGCAGATACAGCTTGTTTTAACGAAGCTTTTGCTGACTCAAGTTCTGATTTTACACGTCCAGAAAACTCATTAACATAACCGTCATCAAGTTTTGTAAACTTTGTTTGTAAATCATCGCGTTCTTTTTTTATTTGTTCTGCAAAACTAAGAGCTTCTTTTTCTCTTCGTTCTGACTCACGAATTTTATACGTTAATCTGTCAATACGTTTTTTGACACCTTCACTATACTCTTCGCGTTCATCTTTTTTTTCTTCTTTAACTTCTACAACAGGTTGATCTTTTGTTTCAACCTCTTTTGTATTAGCTTTAGAATCATCTAACTCAACATCAACAGATTTTCCAGTTGTATCTAGGTCAACCATAATGTTGTCGTCTTTTATTGCTGCTTCTTGTGCTTCGGGCATGGGTTCCTCTCCATGTTAATGTGTTACTGGCGATAAGATACTTTCGGGGTCATCAACAACACCTAGAATTTCATCATCATTTAGTAAGCGTAGTTCGCCGCCTTCAATATTAAGACGTGAACCTGCGTATTTGGCAAATATTACCCAATCGTTTTTCTTGCACCATGCACCATTTGGAAAACGACTTTCGTCGTTATACGCATCTGGTCCTACTTTTAATACAAGCCCAACATTAGCTGCAATTTGTGTTTCTTGTACTGTTTTATCAGATAAAATAATACCACCTTTGGTTTTGCCTTTACCCGAATGAGGTAAAATTAAAAGTCTCCAGCCTGTTGGTTCTGGTAATTTAGTTTCTTCTTTTTTCTTTGCTTCTTTTTTTACTTGTTTAGCACGCGCTTTTGCAACGTGTGTTGGTAAAATTAAGTTAGTCATTTTGCTCCTGTTTCTTTAGCAGGTCCGAGAGTTCCTGTTCAATGTAATTTAAAGTATCTAACTGTCCTAAATGATTTTGATAATCATTCCAATCTTTTACTTGATTGTTCACAATTATCTCAGTTAGTTGGGTTTGTCTAGTCCTAATTATACGAAATATTTTTTCCGCTAGTACGATTGAGTCCATAAGTTATTTCTTCTTAAATAAACCTACAGCTCCTTTCGCGCCCTTAATGCCGAAGCTTGCTGAACAGGCAATATATAATAAATGTTTATAATAATCTGGGAGAGATTGCAAGGCGATAAATCCAGCTTGAATATGCTCTGTCATTCCGGGAAAAAAAACTAAAGTTGCCGGAGCGAGAAGACAAATTAAAATTAGTTCGTCTTTCCACGAGCCTTTCATTTGATCTACAGCCGAAGCTTCCCATGCTACTTTACCAGCGATCTGATCTTGCTTTAATTTAGTCGCTGCTTTAACTTCTGTTACTTTTAATTCTGCTTTTGCCTTTTTAGTTTCAACGAAACCCTTGACGCCGTCAGCGACGACGCCAAGTAAAGGTTTAGCTAAGAGTTGCCAGACCATAGGTCTACGCTCCTCCTCCAAACTGGCTAAGTATAATCAGTACAATAATAGCTACTATACCGGCTTTTATCCAGTCCTTCATTTTCCAGTCACTCCACTCTTTGAGATGTGACCATAGATCTTTAACTAAGTTCATGTTTCCTCCTAGTGTTCAGTCAAGTCAAAATCTGGTTCGAACTCAACTACTTTTATTGGATCTAAAACTTCCTCAAGTTTTTGTAATGCATCTTTTACATCATGTTCGCAATTTAAGCAACCACAATGGCATTTACCGCCATTACCATGGTGACATTCATGTTCACAATGCCTGCAACCAGCCATTAATGTATTGTCGCCTTTTCATATTTGTGGTTCTCTAAATCTTGTGCAAATGCATAAAACATTTCTGAGGTTTGCTCTGGTCCCAATATATCTAGATAAATTGTTTTTGCTACAACTAATAATGACGCGCTAAGAGCCATTGGATCTTGTTGATATTGGTCTGCAAAATCAAATACTTTATCTAAAATCTGATTTGGTTTATTTTTTTCGTTTTTTAACAACTTTTTTCTTTTTTTTAACAATATGGCCTCCGTCTTTTGCATATGTAGATACTTTAGCTCCTTGCATCAACTGTTTTTTCATGTTTCTGCTATCCCCAACTACTGTTCCTTTTTTTCTACCATACTTTTTTTGCAAAAGCTTCATTAATCTTTTATTAGCCGCGGTCATTTCGTCCCTTTTGTCCTGCTAAAGCTACTTCTGCTCTAAGATCTGCTTGATCTTCTTGGCTTTGTAGCTTTTCTTTGTCCATTTCATCCTTTTGTGCAAGTTTTTGACCTTCAAAATTAAGTTTTTCAACATCTAACTCAAGTTTTTTATCAGCCGTTTCTTTATTTTGTTGTATTTCTTGTGCACGAAGTGTTAATTCTTGTTGTTTTAAGTCAATAAGTGGGTCAGAGTCTTTTTTACCAAGGTATTCTTGCTCCTCTGCTACCAATTCTTCTGTCATTTCCACAATTCTCTCTGCAATTTCATTTTCATTTTGTGTTTGAAACTGTTGCATCAGTTCTGGTGGTACTTGTCCACCAAATTGTTCTGCTTGTTCTTGCATTACTTGTGAATTCTTTGCTGTTATCTCTTCTCTTGCCATCATTGCAATGTGTTCAGAGATGTGTGCTTGTAGTATACCCATTGTTGGTGGATTATTTGCTACCAAAAACGAACTCATAAACGCTTGGTGTGCATTTATGTGCGCTGCATGGTTTTGTCCTTGAAATGCTTGTAACTTCATCATCTGTAATGACTTAGAATTTTCCATTCCGGGATCTTCTGGTTGTGGTTGTTGAGGAGGAGGAAGTAACATGTCAATATCTCTTACACCAAGTGCTTCATACATACGTCTATACGCTTCATGCATGTTATGCATTTGCGGATTTGATGTAGCCATTTGCATTTGTGTTTGCGCTAAAGTAACGCGCTGAGCCATAGAGAAAATATTCGGATCAGAAACAGGTAGTATGTCAACCCGTTCATCAAAATCTTGTTGTTTAATAACACGATTGCCGCCACGAACAGCATAAGGATACTCAGCCGGTAAACTTTCTGCAAAGACTCGTGATAGTAATTTAAATTCAACTTTTTGTGCGTAATGTAATCGTTTATGAATAGCGTTCATCACTTTCGTGCCGCGTTCCATGATTGCCATTGTTGTGCCTACAGGATTTGCTTGTGAGCCTTCGCCCATTTTGTTATCAGCAATAGCAGCAAACTTTCTGCCTGCATCGACAACAAACCCTAGTAAAGCAAAAAGAGTTTGACTTGGTTCTTTGTAAGGTATCAACATCAAGGATTCGCGGATCGCGCCTCCCGGTGCATCTACATCCCGGAACTCTCCGGGTTGGAGTGGTTGATCATCGTCTCGAACTCGCAACCCTCTTGCCTTAAAACCGGCAGGGAGATTGGACAACGTACCTGCATCAATGAGTTGACGGAGTGCTGACGTAGCTGTTCGGGAGAGACCACCGAGCATGTGGATAAGACCAAAGCCATAAAAGCCAAGGCCGGGTAAAAACTTATAGTGAACAAAGTATTGTATCTTTTTTCGGAGAGGATCGTCTTCTCTGTAGTTTCGGTATATGGCCAAAACTTCTCCCGATCCTTCGTCAACAGTAACAACATAAGGCAACTTAATACCAGTAGGTTGTCCTGTTTGCGAGTCTTTATCTTCGAAACCGGGTATGTCCAAATCGCAATGAAACTCTAAGAGTACTATGTCCTCTGCGTTTTGCGGCGCAGAAATCCCATCTAATTCATCGTACTTTTCTTGCGCATCGTTGTTATCAACTTGTGACATGGTCACATCGATATCACGGTACATTCCACTTACTTGTTTCTTACGTAACTCATTACCCATTGTTTTAATAACATGTGTAACACGTTCACAAGATTCCATATCCGTCGAAACATATGGCATCACCACATCTTCTGCTGGTACAAATTTTGATACAGCTCTACCTCTTACACTTTCATAGTAAACTTTTTTAAAGGCACTACCCGCTAGTGGTAAATGAAAAAGCATTTGATCAAGTTCTTGATCGTACTCTTCCATCTCATAACTAATTTGATAGTTCATGAACTCTTTCACACGTT